GCAGCGCCTGTGGCTGCGCCCAAAGGGCCCGGTACTCCCGGCCCAACTATTTCGGAACGTGCCAAAAATCTAACGCCTCCTCCTACAGGGGTTAAGGCCGCCATCACTGGAACTGTGCAAGGCGCGAAGAAAGCGCTATCTGCCCCAATAGGTATTGATTTAGTTGACAAAGTCCGTACCCAACTGGTAGACAAGTATGCTGCGGTAACCCAGCGTCTGGCCCAAAAGTACAGCCAAGGTGTCCGTGATGCCGCAGGGAAAGTCAATGCTGTTACCGTGGCGCGTCAGTCGGAAGACCTTAGCCGCATGCTACCTATGTTCTTTTCGGAAGGTGGGGCTCAAATTAATTCTTTAGGGCTTATAGAAACCTTTAAGTTAAAGGACAAAAATGGTAAGGAAGTTTCCCTTGACGCCGTGTACAAAGACTTAATACCTGCATACGCCAAGGCTAAAGGTCTAGACTTTGAGACCGCCAATGCAGAGGCCAGCACAATCTTGGAAGGTATGCGTGTAGCTGAACTTGTCAAAGGCAATGCTACTGGGCAAAACGACGCTCTCATTCACTGGCGTGATTCCAACAATCAAATTGACACTGTGCGTATAGCCGAAGCTGTGCGTGAGTACAACGCCTCTCCTGAACTAAAAGAGATGAGCCACGTTATGGATACGATGCGGCTTGACTTGTTAAGCAAGCTAGAAGCTTCAGGGCGACTAACCGCGCAAGACGCAAAGTTTTATAGCGAAGCCCTGCATTACGTACCGTTTGACCGTCTTAATACTTTTGATGAGAAGTTTACTAGTCGCAAACGGTTGTCAGGTAATGGCATTGCACAAATGCGAGACGTACCAAAACTTATAGGTTCAGAAGTGCGGCCTGTAGGAAACGTCTTTGAAAACTACAGCAAGACCATGGCGTGGCTGTTGCAATCTTATGCTAAACAAAATGCCTCTACCGAACTAATTAAAGCCATGGAGAGTGTTGGCGCAGCTAAAAAGCTTCCCGGAACTATACCAAGCAAGACTGGGTTTGAAGTGCCGATCTTTGAGCAAGGTGGCAAAGTTCGTTATGAAGTTCCCAGCGAGTATGACCAAGCTGCTTTTGTGGATACCCCACGGCAGATACCTGCCTACGTACGGTTCTTGAGTGGACCCTCTAAGCTGCTACGCTTGTTAGTTACCGCTAACCCCGCCTTTGCATTAAGTCAGGTTGTGCAAGATACGCAGGGTGCGCTACTAACTTCTGGAGTTAAGAGCCCCGCAGGGTTTACAACCGCTGCGTTTGGCAACTTTGCCAAGCTGACATGGCATGAAATGAAGGGTTTAGCGGCAGACTGGTCAGGTAAAGCTTACGCTGAACATCCATTTGAGACTGAGTTTGGACGCACTGGTTTGGCTGGGGATGTAGATTATTCTGCACCTGCACCAGCTACCGAAATCATGTACCGTCTGGGGGTGCGTCAACGGTCTGCGGTGGGGGCGCTTATCCACCGTCTGGAACGCATTACGCATAATTCTGACTTGGCGGTTCGTAAGGCTGTGTATGACTACACCTTGAAAGAAACCACGTCAGCTGCGTATCCTTTGGGAGACACTTTGCTGGCCAACACTCGGGCACGTGAGCTTATCAACTTCCACCGCCGGGGAACTAGCGGCACCATGCAGGATTTAATTACCACGGTTCCGTTCTTAAATGCAACTGCACAGAGTATGGATATTTTGTATCGCAATTTTGCGGGCAAAGACAGCACTATGGGCATTGAGGCATCCGCCGCACGTAAGCAGTTTCTTACCCATCTGACCATCTATGCAGGGGCTGCAATGGCCTATGCCATGGCCAAGGCCGGAGACGAAGAGTATGAAAACCTAGATCGTCGCACACGAGACAACAACTGGATTCTCGGAGGGGGCGTTAAGATTGCGATTCGTGGAGACATATCCGCAATTAAAGTGGCTATTGAAAACGCTGTTGGATACTACCGCCGTCAAGGTACTCCTGAAGAACAGCTAGCTTCTGAGATGGTGCTAACCACTCTGCAATACGCACGGGAACAATACGTGGGCCGTATCAACATCATACCAACGGCCATTCGTCCGGTGGTTGAAAATATGTTTAATTACTCCACGCTAACTGGGCGTCCGTTAGAGGGTACCTACCAGCAGCTGATGTTGCCCCATGAGCGTACGAGTAAGGGTACTTCCGAGCTGTCCAAATCAATAGCTGAATACTTGTCAACTGCGGGCATAGAAGTTTCTCCTATTAAAATTGACAACGCAGTCAAGGGCTACTTTGGTACTAGCGCTGCGGCTACCATGATGCTTACGGATGCCATGTTGCACCCTGATGCTGTGGACCGCCCGATGAGCAAGTGGATAGGTATTAGCGGGTTTATGTACGATACCTCTAATCTGACTAACCCTAAAGATGAGTTTTACGACCTGCGGGCCAAAGTCATGCCGGTACAAAAAACATTGCAAGACATATCTAAAACTGATGTCAACAAAGCTTTTGAGTTTGCCCAAGACCATGCGGAAGAACTAGCGCTATCCAAAAGCGTAATGCACACACTGGAGTCTCTGTCGAAGCTACGTAAATACCGCAACTGGCTCAATGGCCCTGATGCCGAACGTGCGCTAAGTAAAGAAGACCGTACTGAGCAGATGAACAAGATTCAAGACATGGAAAATCAAAGTACGGCATGGGTACGGGCAGCTAAAACCCAAGTACACGATACCTTTAAGCAAGCCGCCAAACCCTAACTCCATAGCGCCCGTATTCACAGCGGGCGTGTAAATCAAAAGTGTAGGTCAAGTCTTTGTAGGTTGCTTTAAGCACTTCCTTGGCTTGTTTAGGCGTAGCCGTCGTTGGTATAAAAAACGAACTGCCCGGCTCCAGCTTGCGCCAGTCAAGGAAGTAGTCCACCCCGCAAAGGGTGAAGGTATCAGGGGCCAGTGGGGGCAAACTGCGCGGCATCTATGCCCAGTGCTTTAGCATCAAAAACGTAGCAGCGAGTAAGAATACCCGCCATGCCTCCCAACGCACCTGCACCAATACGTACTGGGTGGGACTTGCCATCGTGCTTCATAAACCCTGCAGCGTGCAGCCGAATCAGCGCGTCCTTGACATCAACCTGCTTCTCCACAAAGTACTTACGGAACTCGCCTACGGGGATTACTAGCTCTTGGATGTCGGGGTAATACCGTAAGCGTAGCGGGCCAGTGGGGGTAACGCTGGGAACCTCTGGGGCTCCGCTCTTGCTGACGCTATTGGCTACCAGTGCATTGCGCACGTTTTCGTTTAGGAAGCCAGCCAGCGATTCCTGTGCCACTTGGTCAGCGTCGCCAGCAGTGGAACGAATGGTAGCGCGGTTGGACTCAATAACTTCTAGCAGGTATTTGTAAATGCGGGGCACATCAATGTTGTGCAAACCAAGCTTTCGGGAAATAACAGCAGCGGCAATAATACAAGCACCAAGGCACGAATAGAAACGGTCTACGGTGGTTAAGTTCAAATCCTTGTCAATCTGAGCCTGTATCTGCTTTAACAGCGCCACGACTTTAGCTTTGTTCTTAAGTACATAGTCAATGAACACTGGCCCTGCTACCCCGTAGTTGTGTTCTAGTTTGCTAAAGATAGCATCAATCTCTTCCTTGGACGCCCCAGTAAAACGGGGCACCGACATCTCCAGAATCCTATTTAGCTCTCCGTTGGCCGTGGCCTTAAGCTGCAGCAGCTTGTCTACCACCGAGGCATTACCCGAAGATAAAGTTATGTTGCACCACATAACGTAGTTGATACGCAGCGTATTAGACTGAGACTCCATGCGGTCCTTGCCCTTACCGCCAGTGCATGCATATGCCATTGCTGATAGCTCAAACGGCTTCTCGTTGGTTATCTCGTCCATGGTATTGACGATAGACTTCAGCATGCCCAGCTTATGTATCTTGGCTGCATGGGTATCGTCAGGCTTGTTCAACAGTTTCTCAGGGTGCCCAAAGACTGAGTTGGCCATCATCTGCGCCGTTGACTTGCCAGAGCCCGAACCATTGTGCTTTAGATGAACTAACGCGCCCTTAACCGAAGTCCCGCCGATAAGCGCCAGCAACGGAGAAGCAAACCCGCAGAACATAGCAACAGCGTGCGGCTCAAGTCCGGGCTGGTTGTAGAAATCAGCGATTGATGTCCACTCTTTGAGTGAGCCCATGGGCTTAAAGTACGCAGCCATTTGGCGTGTTGCACTAGCGGGGGGTGCGAGTTTGGGGCCCTTGGATGTGTACTCAACCTCACCAACTACAAACCCGTCTCCGGTTGGTTCACCTTCGGTGTCGGACGCAATCCAGCCCATTTGGTTTCGAGTTTTGTTGGCGGCTACTTGGCTCTGCAATTTGCGAATAGAGGATGCGAAATATGCCATGATTAAATCCAGTGTTTTGCCGTAAGCAACGACCCCATTTCTAATAAGAAGTTCCCGTAGCTTGTCGGTGGCAAACAAACTGGACACAGGGCTAAAGAACCGACGTACGCCATCGCGGGGCAGGTGCAGGTTAATACCAACCATCTCACCGTCGCCACCACCAAACTCATCGTGGTCAAAAAACCGTTCTGTTATGTACAGGTCTTGCCGGTAGATTTCAACCGCGTCTTCGTTACCGTCAGCATCCTGCTTCTTAAGAAACACTCCGCCCTTGGCCCCACGAAAGTATGGGAAAGGGTATTCTGGAATCCGCATAGTGACTGCGGGTGAGGTGTCGTCTTCAGGCTTTTCAATCAAGTACGCGCCGTCTACGACTTCAGCCTCCTCAGTGTACTTACCAAGACTAATGGGTGATACGCCTTTAAATGCGCAGCCTTTGCACAGGTCACCGTTGTTGTCCCGATACCACTCGCAGGTGTAAGGCCCTTTGGTCTCCGCAGCCTTAGCTTCGGTTGCTTCAGGTGTATAGCCGGGGTGCCCTTTGGATAGGCGATGAATGGCGGTAGCCCCATCCTCGCACCGATACGCAACGGACAGTGCTGCGCGCCAAAGTGGCTCCTCAAGGGTAGTTGCGTTCTCGACAGCATGCTTTATCTGTGCGCAACCTTCGCCCTTCTGACTCTTGATAACTATAAACTTAAACTTAGTCTTAGGGTATTCCCCGCCCGCAAGCTCAGCGGTTACATTGTCTTGACCAAACGCCCGTGCCGCAGACAAATCAATTGGTGCAGCGGGCAGCATAGCCACGAAGTCATCTAGCGCAGTAGGGAGCCCAGACAACACGATCTGAACCGGACGGCTGCCGCCGTCTTTGAAATTTGAAGTGCCGGGTATGCGTAGGATACGCGCGGCGTCCGCAGTTACCGCTGGGTCGGCGTGTAGGTTGTGCTGTGTACACAATCGTTTAAGAGATTTGGCATGGACTACCCATACATTCACAGGAACGTCTTCAGTAAGGGGCCAGTACACATGCAGACCGCCGCCAGAGTTAACAACGGTAGGTTCAGGAAGTTTGGTAGTGAGTACAAAGCTCTTTAGAGCTTGCGCAGCGGCGCTTTGATCGGCATAGGGTTTACCCATACCACAATCCAAGTCAAGAAAGAACGCCCGCAAGAGAGCTGCATTCTCGACTTTACGACTAGAGCTATCGTTAAAAGTAGCCAGTCCAAAGTAAGCATCTACTCCTGACCCGACCAAACCTGTGCCTACAGCCTCGACATCATCAACCGTTGCATGGAAGTTCTGTTTTACCAGTCCATTCCGAATACCCACCGTGCAGTACATACCTTGTGTGGGCAGTACCGATGATAAAAAATCAGTCATATAGCTTCACGGTGTAGCTAAAAAGAAAGAGGCGACAGGTCTCCCTGCCGCCCCGCCGGGTAAAATCACTTAAGCTTGCTTAGCTCTTTAATGATTTCTGGTATGCGAGCGTACTGTGGCCCCCGAGGTTCTGTAGCTCCGACCAACCAGTTGTACACCGTGGCCCTAGTCACGCCAAACATTTCAGCTACCACCGCAATGGGAACTTCATGTGCAACGCAAGTCTGAGATAGCGAACGAACAGCGGGCTTTAAGCACCACTGCACGTCACGTATACGGCGTACAAAAGAGGAGCTATAGCCCCGAGTGCCAACTAGCATTACTCGTCCACCGACCAATCGCTAAGGATGTCAGCCACGTTCTTAGGCGCAGGCGCAGCAGGCTTAGCTGAACTACGCTTCACCGGTTCTACGGCTGCTACAGGCTCTATCGTTTCCGCTGTGGCTTTGCTGGCTTCAGAGAATTGAGGAGCGGGTGACGCAAACGTAGCGGGTAATGCAAGTGTATTGGAGTTGTCTTTGCCAGCCACCATCTTAAACTCAACGGCTTGCTTAGCTTCGTCCGACTCGCCTTGTGCTTTAGCGGCTTCCCACTCAGGGCGAGTCAGCGGACGAACCGCGCGGAACTTCAGCACAGGCACAGCTTCAGCTGTATCAAACCGAGCCTCGGTAACAACGCCGGTGATTGGAATGCCATGGCCGCCTAAGAACTTGCTATACGCTTGCAGGGGCATCTTCTCTCCGTCAGCACGACCAAAGTACGACTTAGCTGGAACCTGCAGACGGTAGATGTTGCCGCTGATGTCATTCTCCAATGCCACTGCGATACGCTTGTTGTAGCGGCATGCGCGAGACTTACCATCGCCAGAGCCCTCAATGTTCTGCTTGCAGGTAGCGCAGGTAGAGCTTTGCGGATTTAGCACTTCGGTGTTGGGCACCAAGCCTTCAGCAGACCAGCAGCTAGGCTTTATATCTTTACCCTCTTCGTACTTGCCTTCATAGAAGGTGCGAGATACGCCCTTGCTGGTAGCCAGCACAACAAAGTTCATGGCGCGGTCTTCGTTCTTAGAGACTTCCTCGCCGCCAACAATCATGCGCCACACGCCGCCTTTGATAGAGATTTGCTTACCGCCGGAACTGCCAGCAAGTTCTTTAGTTGTGGCATCTGCGGTATCGCGCAGCCAGTCGGGGATTACGGAGCCAGATTTAAAAAGAGTCATATTGCTCATGGGGATTCCTATAGATTACTTGGTTGAACGACGAACAGTGATTGAGTACTTGGACTCTACATTAACGCCCTTGGGTAGAAGGTCTGGGTTGTTCTCAAGAAACTCCCTAAAATTGCCTTGGGCAATTCGGCGTTCCAAAAGTTCAGGCACCTTATTATCAAGAACGAACTCGTACATACTTTCCCAGTCACTGGTCCAGTATCGGGTCTTGACAGACCGTGTAAATGAGCCAGCAGCGGTCTTGCCGCCTTCTTGGCCAGTAGTTTTGCAGATAGCCAGTAGCTCTTGCTCAATCGCTTCGAGCTGGTCATCCAGCGTTTTGATGGCATCTTCCATCTCTTTTGTTTTTGCTGCCTTGGCGTCACGTATCTTGACGTACACCGAGACTAGCTTTTCAGCATCCATAGGTTTCTCCAGTTGACTTACGTTGAATAGAAAGGAGTGGGGGTTGCCCACGTATCAGATTATACACTGTCTAATCTAGTCGTCAAGTACTTGTTTGTACAAATCAACCAAACCTAAGTGCAAATCAATGTTGCTCTGCAACATGGTGTACATCCGGCGCTCCACAGGACTACCCTGCAGATGCGTTACCGTGACGTGATTGACTTGCCCAGCCCTGTGGGCGCGGGAGTTAGCTTGCAGGTAAATCTCTGTGGATGATACAGGACCCCACCATACAACTTGGTCTGCTTTTGTTAGGGTAATCCCGTGTGCCGTGGCTTGTGGGCTAAGCAAAAGAATGCGCGGGTCGTCCTCTGTCTGGAACTTTTTAATGATCTCTGCACGCTGGCTAGGGGGCATGCCGCCTTGGATAGACTCGACGCTGTACCCATCCTTGGTCAGCACATCGCGCAGCATGTCCAGTGTGTGCCTATATGGTACGAAAATAAGTATCTTGTTGTCGGTACTCTCGATAACTTCTTTTAGCGCAGCGATTCGATTGCTGACATCAAACTCCACCACTTCCCCAGTATCCGTATAGACCGCGCCTTGTGATACCTGCAGAAGCTTGTTGAGCATGGCAGCTGCGTTGACTGCGGTGATCTCTTCTCCTGCTGCCACGGTCATCATCTGCTTGCGCAGTATCTCGTAGTATTTCATCTGTTGCGGAGTAAGCGGCACATCGCGTGATGAGTAGAGCAGGTCAGGCAAGTCAAGGCACTCGGCCTTAGTAAAGCGTATTGCTGGCTGCAAGATGTTGTACACCGTTTGCTGCGCGTCTTGTTTGGGAACCCACTTGTATTGGGTCAATTTAAGCATTACCTTGTCGCGAAAAGAACCAAAAAACTTAGGTACGGAATCGGGGTTCACTAGCTTAGCTAGACCGTAGGCATCTATGGGGGACTGTGACGCTGGCGTGCCAGTCATAAGCCACAACCGCGTATTGGGCTTGACCAACGCCGCAAGGTATTTCCAACGGTCTGTTGCCACGTTCTTTACCGCATTGGCTTCGTCCACGATGATGAGGTCAAACCCCCCATTTATAAGCTCTTCGCTAACAACCTTTACGCCATCGAAGTTGATGATGACGAACTCGTAGTCTTTGGCAATAACTGCTTGTCGTTGAGTGCGTGACCCTTGCGCGATAGCTACGGTGCGGTGCATGACCGTCTTGAACAAATCTGAACGCCATGCGGTCTCCATGATGGACACGGGGCACACCACCAGCACACGCTTGACTTTGCCTTGGGTCATGAGGTAGTCCGCAGCCCATGCGGCTGCGCCTGTTTTGCCGGTACCCGCCTCGTTAAACACATAGCAGCGAGGGTTGAGCGTGAGAAAGTCTGCGGTAGCTCGTTGGTGTTCAAACGGAGTAAATAGGCCCGGCCAGTTATAGCGCCTCAAGATAGGGCTAGGCACGTTCTTAATACCCATATTGCGTAGGAGTTGCACTTCGTCAAACTCCCAATTTACTAGCAGACGATCAACGCCGTCGTTGCTGGCAATGACTTTGCTTTTGGGAATGATGGCAGTTATTTGTGCAGCTTTGCGCGTGTTAAACAACAACGCTTTGTCGTCAATAATTTGCATAAGAAAAATAAAAATGATAGAAAAATAGCCGGGTAGCTAAACTACCCGGCAAAACCTAACAAGGAGAAACAACATTGCCAATCGCTTGGCAAACAAATCTTACCTTACTTTTTTGACTCGCGTTTGGATGTTTGAGATTTCAGAGCCCCTGTGCTGGTACGCGAGAAGCTGCGGTTGGTTGATGCAGGGACTGCACGAAGGTTGCCTGCCTTGAGCGGAGAGCCACCCTTGCTTAAGGGTTTTATATGGTCTACTTCTACATCGGTAGGCAGTTTGCCATGCTTCTTCTCGTACTCTCGACGAGCTCGGTTACGAGCCTCACGATTGCGTACTTGTTCGGGAGAGTCTTCATAAGACTCCGCTTGTTTATAACTTCTAGTCTTAGCCACGGTTGTACTCACATGTAGATACAGGGCAAAATTTACACAGCGCAGAACTGCGAGGGTTCCACACCCCTACTTCTACAGCTTTATCAATTGCATCAGCCCTGCCAGCCCATTTCGACAGGATTGTGGGAAGGTCTTCACGCTTGAACTCGGCTTTAATTACATTACCGATGACCACAAAAAGCAAGACTCCTTTGACAATATTTACCTCAGGATGATGCAACATAACCATTGCGGCCATAAGCTCAAGCTGCGCTGTGTCGGCGTATCGACTGGACTTGCCCGTCTTGTAGTCAGCAACTCGAGCTATGCCCTTGTCGTGGTTGATTGCAAGGTAGTCCGGTATTCCCCTGAACCATACATCTTTGTCAAAAAATGTACACGGCGTAAAGTCAGCTCGGATGGCCATGCGTTCTTCGCACCGTATGTCACCGGTGGCATTGGCAAGAGGCTCAACGAAGGGTTGGAATTGTTTGAAGGGTTCGGGTAATGGGGTTTTGTCACGGACATAATGTTCAAACGCGGCATGTACGGCAGTGCCGTATAACGTAGCCTCGGTATCTGTTGATTTGAATTTTTTGAGAATACGAACCTCATGGTACCTACGGGGGCACCCCTCAAAGTCTTTTACGGACGAATAGGAATGTGCAAGCGCCATGGCGTTCTCTGTTTGTTTGGACGTTACATTCTAACAGTCTCCGTAACTAGCTCCCATACCCGATTCACAGGCTAGAGGCAAGTCCTGTGCCCACAACGGACGCCATCGCATATTATCTTCCACAAATTTACGGGCTTCATCTGCCTCCTCTACCTTGGCCACAATCGCAATGGCATCGTGCACAGTCAGCACCACCTTGTAACGCTTGGCAATACGCAGCATCTGCTCGGCAATAATGCATCGCGCAACCGCTTGGCAGAAGTTCTCCACAACCTTCCCGCCGTACACCTTGACGCTCGTGCCTTTGGATTGATACACCCACTCTTTGTTGCCGGTATCGGTGTGCAGCTGTATCAGGTCTGGATACTGGATGTGCAGCCCATTGGGTAAGCTCAGGCCCTTGCCGGGTATAACGTGCACCACACCTGCCGCGTCTACCTGCATACCGTTACCCGTTGACAGCGCACGTAGCGATGCGTCTGCATTGCGCCACAGCTCAGGGATGCGGGGGTATGCCGCCCTGTATGCGTCGATTATGCGTTTTGCCTCAGCTTCGGTAACGTCTACTCCTGCAATAGTCTTAAGGAACAGTTTGAGCTTGACATGCCCAACACCGTAACCTGCGCCCAAAATCACGACCTTACCCACCTGCCGCTCGATGCCTGTGATCTGCTCTATTGGTTTGTTGTATATACGTGTAGCCATGAGCTTGTACACGTCCTGCTTGCTCTCAAACGCATCTAGCAAGTCCTGCTGGCCAGCCAACCACGCAAGGGTACGCGCTTCGATTTGTGAAGAGTCACAGTCAATCACTACATAGCCGGGGGGCGCTACGATCGTCTTCTTAATCTTGCCCGCATTGGGGTTCTTTGGATTAGAAGTTAAGTTCTGCAGGTTTACAGAGTCCTGACCAGACCAGCGCCCAGAGTGAGCACCATAATAACGAAGAGGCACAGGGAATACCCCACGAGCGGACATCTCAATGAAGCGTTGTGTACGCGTCTCTTCCAACGTAGACTTGTTACCCAAGCGTGCCGCCACAAGTACTTGTACACGTTCGTCATCATGTTCTCCTAGTTCCTTAAATGCCTCGTCGGTCTTTGCAAAAGCGTAAGCGAGCTTGCCCGTAGCAGGGCTCACCTTGGTGGGCGGTTCCACATCAAACTTGCGTAGCAGCGTAGCAAACTTATCATTGGACATCAACAGCTTTTTGATACCCGCCATGCCCTCACTAAAGATAGCATGGACAAAGTCCGGGTCCGCATCTGCCAGCATCGTATCACGCACCGACTCCATAAGGGCTTGCTTGCGGTCTTGGACCTCGGTCAAATGAATACGCAGCTTGGGCTCGTCCAACATTAACACGGGGTCAATAAACATGCGCAGCGTCAAGTCCAGCAGCCTTAGCTCGATCTTAGGAAAGCCCATAGCTATGTACTTATCAAACAACAGCTTGGTTAAATCCGTATCGTTGCAGCAGTATTGCCCATAGCGTGATAGTTCGTCTGGGCTGAAGTCTTTGTATCGCTTACCCAACGCTCGTACTACCTCGTCCCCTTTAACGCCCACGCCCATACGCTCGGCTTGCGACTTAAGGCTGTGCGACCGCTCATGCGGAAACAACGCGCGGGACATACCCATGATGTCAATCCACAGCAGCGGGTCAACGCCGTAGTGCCACTTCAGGATAGCCCCATCGAAGGCAGTGTTTTGGCAGATGACCAGCTTGTCACCCCAGTAATTCTTACGTAAGACTTGCTCTACCTTGGGCCCCGGCACCCACGCGGTTGGATTATCGTTGAGCTTGAGCGAGATACCGATGGTCTCGTACTGCGGGGAGCGGATGTACTCCTCGGTGGTCACCTTGGTCAACGAATAGGTTGAGCTGTAATAGGTCTCAAGGTCGCAAGTTACTAGGCTAGTTGTCACGTTCAATCCGTTCTAAATCAAAAGCGCGGTTATAAATATCCGCTGCGGTTCG